ATTGGACACTAGCGACATTATAACACTTGATAAATCAACAAAAAAAACTTTAATATACCATTATGGTGTTATATATTGTATAATATAGTTATACAATTAAAAGTAAGATTTGATGTATAAAACATTGAAATATCAACAAATAATAAAAGTCTATAAGATATTTTTACTTATTAGGGGACAAGAAAGGGACAAACTAGATAAAAAATTAAAAAATATTCAAGTTTTTGAAATAGTCTTGTTGGTCTTTTTTCATTTTCTCAGTCACTTGAATATATATATCTGTAGTCATTTTATCATCTTCGTGTCCAAGTCTATCTTGTATATATTTAAGTGGTACACCTTGCTCAGCCAGTAAAGAGGCACAGGTTTTTCTAAACATATGCGTATTTGACTTATATCCGTATCGTTTTAAAATTGTTCTAGCAGTATCATAACAATAAGGCTCACCATGTTTAGTAGGAAATAGATATCTAGATTCAATACCATACATTTTTTTTATAAATACAGACTCTTTTTTTATTTGTATCATTCGCTTGTTGATACCTATATCATCGATTGATTTTTTATTTTTAGGGGTGTTAACAGAACCATTATAAATTCTCTTATATATATGAGCTATCTGTTCTTGTTCGTCAATATCATCTTCATACAGTGCGATTACTTCACCGAATCTTTTTCCAAGGATTGTTTGAGCTTCCAATATTAGCCTTAGCATTTTGGGATAATAACTTTTCGATGTTGATAAGGTATTAAAAAGATTTGTCAATTCTTCACGTGTATAGTATTGCCTTTCGTCACAATCTTGGTTAATCACCTCCTGTAGTGTTTTTTTCTTTTTTAGATCTTTCTTGATAAATAAACTAATATCTTTATCAGTCAATTCATTTCGGTAAGCCCATTTAAATAATATTTTAGAGTATGTTCTAAGGTGGTTATGAGGAAGTGTCTTATTTATGTATAGAGATGTAATGTTAGATACTTTTGTATCTTTGCCTAGTAATGACTGAATTTCTTTCATAACTCTAATTCTGTGAGGATATGTTGAATCTTCTTTTAGAACATTTTTTACATCTTCCAAATAAAGTTTTATCATAGAGCCTACAGTGACATCGATGTTATTGTTGATATTATCGGATAGTATTGTATCTATCTTTTTGTTTAGTTCTCGTTGTGCCAGTTTTTCGATATGTCTGTTATTTTTCTCATAGGTTATGGTTACAGATTTCCAATTGCCTGTCATTGGATCTTTATATTTTTCTCTATATTTGAACTTACCATTTTTTAGTTGCTCCACATTCATAATTTACCATCCTTTCTAAAATATCGGTTTGACGCTCTAAACGGTCGTATTAGCGTTTTAACACTAATCGACAATAAAAGTACTAAGTGTAATTATAAAAGACCGTATAAAAGATTTTAGACGGGTTTTATACACATCAACACATACCACATATAATGAATTTTTAGTTACCTATTTTCATTGAGAAAAACCAAAATATCAAATATAACAAAATAACAAAAATTTTTCCAACTCTTATATATATTTTATTTTTATTATATATACTTATATATTATTAATTATTACATTAACTTAAAGAAAATTATGTTATTATGTTATATTCTATATAGGAATTGTGTATTTTCAAGGGTTTGAAGTATAACAAAAACTATAACACTTGCTAACAAAAACAATATGTTTTTGTTATTTTTTTTGTTGATGGATGTTTAAAAATTGTGGTAAAAAATGTAAAGTTTTTTTTGTTAGTAGTTTTGTTATGGTTTTTTGTTATAGTTTTTGTTATTTTATCTTAATTTGAAAATTATAGATTTTTACGCATTTTTAAGGCTAGTTGATAACTTAGGTCAAGCGAGTTCATAAGCAATTTTTTTGTATTTTCATTCATAATTTTGCCCTCGATTTTAACATTTGGATTTTCTATACTAATCTTAGTATGCTCTATTATTTTTTCAACATCTAGCAATGGTATACTTGGTTCGTTTTCAACTAGTTTACCTGATACCAGTTCATCGAGTTTGATATTTAAAGCTGTACAAATCTTTACCATATTTAACATTGTTGCAGTCATGATACCATTTTTTAGAATAGTCGATAAAGTAGAGTATGGTATGCCAATGTTGAATGTGAACTCACGTAAAGAGCCATATTTTGATGTGATTAACTCACGCAGTTGATTTTCTATAGTCATTAATAGTCACCTACCTTTTAGCACGAATATAACCTGCATCTATTGCTTCTTGTTCTGTGTCGAAATAAACTACATTATCTTCGCTTATCTTATTATATGACATACCACCTGGAACATGGTATTTCATAGATTTTCTGTTACCTTTTATTTTTCCATTTTCCGTTGTGTCGGCGTTATAATTAGTTGTATTATTATCAGGCGATTTAGGTTGTTCCTCTATTTGTGCATTAGACCATAAACCTATATTATTTTCTCTTGCCGTATGTTGCAATCGAGCGAATATGGTACTATACTTACTGTCGGGTTGATAGGTATATGCATGGGCATATCCATTTTTAACTAAAATTGCGTTATACATTTTGGTTACAACTTCATCTTCAATTGGATCATCGGATGATGGTCTTTCAAGCCATACATATCTAAGCAGTCTACCGTATTTATCAGTCTCAGATACATCTTTTTGCAAGTAGATAGTTTTGTCAGCAAGTGAATTTTTAGTGAAGTCACTAGCTTCTTTACCATAAAATTCAACTGGCTTATTAGGGTGTACAGTTTCAGGTGTATCTACCCCTATCAATCTAAGTTTATGTGTTTGACCATTGATGGATATATGTATGGTGTCACCGTCAATAACTCTAACTACTTTAGCCTCGTCGAAGTGATTACTAACAACTGGTTTAGCTTTTACTTTTTGAGGTTTTTGTTCTGTTTTCTTAGGTTCACTCTTAACCTTATCAACTTTTTGAGATGCTTCTTTTTTTGAATTTACCTCTACAGGGTTACTAGCGTTTTTAGTCGCATCATCAGGTGCAAAAAATCCACATCCGATAAAGGATGCTATAATAATACCAATAAGGATTTTACAATTTTTCACATACTTCTTTTTCTTATTGTTCTTCCTATTCTTTATAGTCAAAATACCAAAAACTATTAGAGAAATGAAAGATATAAAAAATACAAATGATAAAAATACAAACATAATAGTACTTGCTCCTTTCAAATGAACATCATAATTTTACATATATGCACTTATTAAATTTATTTTATTAGTATAATGTTTAAACTTTTCTATAACACAGTCGCTGTATTTTACCGACTTGTAATCAAGATCTAGATACTGATATCTAATATTCATAAATTGTTCACTAACGTTAAATTTCTTTGCGAAATTCTTTGGACTTGGAAGTTGTTTTAAGTTTACTATCAGTGGTGCAGGTGACAGTAAATTTCTAGCAAATACATTTGCTTCTATCTCTAATACATTATTCTTAACCAACTTATTATGAGACAGTACGTCGTTTGTAAAAAGATGACCTAATACGATATGACCTATCTCGTGAGCGATTGTAAAATTGATTCTTTCAGTCATTTGCGATTCGTTGTAAAAAATACAAACTTCCCCGTTATTTACAAATGAAAACCCATCACTGGAAATACTATATAATTTCCAATCGAATGATGTGTAAGGAATTAATTTCCAATTATTTTTATCACATATCGCTCTTAAATCAACTGGGTAATTAATAGTATCATCTATAAAATCTCCCAAAACATAATAAACAAAACTGTACCTTGGGTACTTTGGAATTTTTAAATACTCATCGTAATTATAGACCATTGACACCTCCTATTTATTCTTAAATACATCAATCATGTTTAATACTGCATCTAGCTGTTCAGCAGATAAAGAAGAAGCTTTTCTAGCTATTAGTTTGCTTTTTTCGTTTTCGATAGGTTCTTCACCCGATAAAAGATATTCTATCGATACTCCTAAAACTTTAGAAACTCTGTATAATTTATCTGCCGATGGAATTGAGTCTGCCCACCGTCTAATTGTACCATTTCCTAAATTAGATTTTCTTTCAATTTCAGCAATAGACATATCCCTGATAACTGCTAATTGTTGGATTCTCTCTAATAAATTCAATTTTTAACCTCCATAAAAAATAATTAGCGAATTTGCTATTGACAATTAGCATTTTATCCATTATACTTGACATATAAGCTAAAACGCAATGCATAAAAAACCGCTAAATATATAATAAAAAAAAATAACATTTATAACTTCGGCAAAAGTTTTATGTTTATTCATCGTGCTTATATATTAGCATATTAGCTATTATAAGTCAATATTTTTTCTAAGAAAATTTGTTGATAATACGAAAGGGGGTGAAAAAAATGAATTTTAAAATTGAAGTAAAAGTGGCTTTACTGAAAAAAAACAAGTCAATGAAATGGCTGGCCGATGAGCTTGATATTTCAGCCGCATATTTATCCGATATCATCAATGGTAATCGAAAAGCCGAGCATTATAGAAAAAAGATAATTAATATTTTAAATATTAAAGAACAAAATTAGGAGGTGCTTAAATGAAAATTATTGCAAATAAAAAGAACAACGTCGAAATAGGTGATATAGTTCTATATCAAAATAATGAAAAACTACTAATACCTGATGATGATGGGAATATATGTTTATTAGATTTAAAAACTTTCAGAAAAATTACAATTAATGAATCTATATTAGAAGATTATATTTCAAGAGGTGAACTTAAACTTTTGATTAAATATAATGACATTATTATTGAAGAGCACGAGTAAGGTGATGATAAAAAGTGAAAAAAGAAAAAATTATTTTACCCGACATGATTAGAAAAAAAGACGTAATTCAGTACTTCCAAATTGGAAGAACAAAAGGGGATGAGATATTTGAAAAGGCTTGGGAAGAGGCAGAAAAGAACGAGAAGATACCAGTTCAGTGTATAGCTGAATATGGTTCGCTTAAGTTTATATCTAGAAAAGCTTATGCATATTATCTGCATTACGGCATGAGATTGCAGGATTCAGTAGCAAGAAAGAGCGTCCCACCATTTTCTGCGATAGAATATCAAGATTACATTTAGCGGGGTGAGAAAATGAATAATTTTATAGAAAGAACATTAGGAGCGACTAAATACGCATTATTGATATTATACGAATATATTTGCTCATATCTCAAGTGGGCGAATGAATAGCAAAAGGAAATTAAAAGAATGAGAGGGAATATGATAAAAATTAAAGATTTAATAAACAATCAAATGGTAAGGGTCGATTTAAACGGTGAAATGATAATAGGAGAAGTCAGATCAATATATAAATCACTTAGATGCAATATGGATTCTGATTATGTGATAATTATAAAATTAAAGAATAATGAGTTAAGAAAAATACATCAATCAGAGATACATCATATAGAGTTGATACATGAAAATAAAGAGAAAGTAATATCGGAAGAACAATTTTGCCATATAGCAGGCAAAATTATAGGGGACGTAGTAGATGAGCGTCAAGATATTCGAGATTTATTAATTGTATTCACTGGTATGTTGGCTGGTGAATTATTTAAGAATAATAAAATAGAGGGTATAAATGACAATCAATTTATATAATCATCAAAAAATAGCATTATCATATACCCGATTACATGATAATTTTGCATTATTCATGGAGCAAGGGACAGGTAAAACTCTATCAGCGTTATTCAGATTGAGGGATTTGATAAAGTCTAAAGAAGTAAACAGTATTTTGGTAGTTGGTCCCAAATCAGCATTAGGAGCATGGGAAAGAGATATGGAGTTATTTGGTGATGAAGATACGAGGTTACTACAGAAACATATTACGCTGATTAACTATGATAAAGTGTGGCGTGGGACTAGATATAATAATATATACGATTGTATTATTTTGGATGAAGCTCATTTTATTAAGAATAGGACATCCAAGCGGTCAGACTTTTTATTGAAGCTAGCTAGCAGAGCTAAGTATAAATATATTTTAACTGGTACACCTGTATCCAATGGTCACCTTGAAGATATATGGAGTCAATTTTGTTTCCTAGATTGCTATGTTGAGCGTGGTCACACTTATAGTAATATATTCCGTCGTAAGATGGATGAGTACGAACCGAGTGTCAAACATAAAGGCTCATACCGAGAATTTTTAAAAAGATATGCAATACTCAATAAGTATTTCAAACCGAGTTCTTACATCCACGTCAACGAGCTACAGGATATCATGGATGAGTATAGTTTCAGAGTCAAAAAAGATGAATGTCTAGATTTACCAGATAAGCTACCGGATGAAATTATAAAAGTGGACTTAAAGGTTAAGGATAAATACAAGAGGTTAGCCACTAAGTCAGCACTTTTAGAATATGACATCCTGGCAGAGAACCCATTGGCACGTCAGATTAAACTTAGACAGCTAGCAAGTGGATTTATAGTTATGGAAGACGGCAGTATAGAAGAGGTTCCATGCGAGAAGATAAGTATACTACAGGAGATTATAGAAAGTTTCCCAAGCGAGAAGAAATTAGTAATATTCGCACATTTTATACAGTCCATCGCTAATATCAGCAAGTTATTAACTAAGCTGAAAGTAAAGTATGTTGTTTTAAATGGAGAGCAAAAAGACAAAAAAATTTGGCGTAAGTTTCAAGAAGACGAGTCTATCAAAATTATTGTTTGTCAGTACGAAACGGCGTCAGCAGGGATTGACTTATTCGCTAGTGATACGATTATTTATTACGAACCCACTATAAGAACTATATCATTAGAGCAGTCAAGAGACAGGATTCACAGGACAGGACAGACGCAGAAATGTAGTTATATACACCTATTGACCAAAGGAACTATCGAGGTTGATATATATAGGGCATTGTCGCAATACGCAGATTTTACGGAGGAGCTATTCAATGAGTATATAGAAAGTTATCAGAGAAAATATGGAGGTGGTAAAAAATGAAGCATTGTATAATGTGTGACTGTATTTTAGAAGACAACCACGAGGCAGATATATGCGAGGTGTGTTTAGATGATATGAGCGAAGGTAAGTAAATGAACGTATACATTTATGACATAGAAGTATTTCAGGACGATTGGGTAGTGGTATTTAGAAGACCGGAAGAAGGTTCTAACCATGTAGTGATACATAATGATAACTTTCATCTGAGAAGTTTTTTAGAACAGCCTAACATTATTTTAGGAGGCTTTAATAATAAGCACTATGACAACTGGGTTCTACTTACAATGTTTCTAGGAGGATCCAATGTCGAGGTTAAACGACATAATGATCATATATTAAACGGCGGTAACGCATGGGAATTTCCTTTCGTATCATATAAAAAATTACCAGTTCCAACATTTGATTTAAGGGACGATATAGCAGATAAAGGAATATCCCTGAAAGCTATAGAGGGTAATTTAGGATTGCCTATAGTAGAGTCATCCATACCTTTTAATATAGATCGTAAGTTAACAGCTGAAGAGCTGGACGAGGTCATACAATATTGTAAGTATGACGTAGATAGTACTATCAAGCTATATCATGAGCGTAAAGAAGACTATATAGATGCTAAGATTATGGTGGCCGATATGTATGGTGTCACACCATCAGAAGGCGTAGGACTAACCAACGCCAAGTTATCAGCTAAGGTCTTAGGTGCGAAGCTGGTAAAAAGGACAGACGAGCGAGATTACATTGTACCCGATAACATTAATGTTGACGATATTCCGCTAAAAGTCATGGAGTTTTTTAATCAAATACGTGATAAGTCGATACCCGACATAAAACTATTCGGTTCGCCTGGGTCAAAAGGAGTGACATTGGATATAATTTTTAAGACGTCATATGGATCTTGTCCAGTGACATATGCTTGGGGTGGAGTTCATGGTGCAAAACCATGCGTTACAGTTGAGGAAGATAAGGATAGGGTCATAATCAATCAAGACGTAGCTAGTCTATACCCTAATTCGATGATAAATTTCGGATATTGTTCTAGGTCCATGGAAGATGCTGGAGCCTATGAAACTCTAGTCAAGAGAAGACTAGGTTATAAAAAGCAAGGTGACAGGCAACGAGCCAGTGCATTGAAGTTAGTTGTTAATACTGTGTATGGTGCTATGTTGAATCAATATAATGATTTAGCAGATAGATGGGCTGGTAGGTCTGTATGTATCACAAACCAACTGGCAATGACAATGCTGATTGTAAGATTATCAAGAGCTTGTAAGTCAATTGATTTTATTAATATAAACACCGATGGTATTATGTTTTCAATCGACCGTAAAGAGGTAGATTTATCTGAAAAAATAGTAGCCGAGTGGTGCGAAATTACTAAGTTTGAGATGGAGAGGGACGACTTTGTAAAAGTCATCCAGAAGGATGTCAACAATTATATAGGCATCAAAGCCGATGGTACGTTTAAGACTAAAGGTGGTTTTGTATCCTTATACAATGGTGGTAATTTTAAAACAAACTCACTTTCAATAATTCATAAGGCAGTAGTTGACTTCTTAGTTAACGGTATACCGGTCGAAAAAACTATACGAGAGTGTGATGACATATTTAAATTTCAGCAGATTGTAAAAACAGGTGGTACATTCGATGGTACATATCATTATATCAACGGTGAAAAATATGAAGTGCAAAAAGTTAATAGAATATACGCTGTCAAAGATGAATCTTATGGTCAAATAGTCAAAGGTAAGAGGGTTACTTTTAAACGAAAGAAAAATAAAGAAACCGGCAAGATGGATAAAATACCAGTAAATCCACCAGAGTGGCAAGAATCGACAATTTCAGAGTGTCCCAGTCATGCATATATAGACAACGAAAATAAGTTAACTATAGATAAGCTGGACCTGGATTATTATATCAATATGGCTAAGGGTCGTATCGATAAATATATAAACATAGACCGAAAAGTCGAGAATAAACTAAAAAAAATAACAGAGGAGGTTATAATAATGGCTACAGCAAAAGCAACAAAAAATGTGTATCAAAAATTGTTAGAAGCAAGAAAGGAGTTCCTAGAAGCAGGAATTAAGAAAACAGGCATCAATAGCTTTGCAGAGTATAAGTATTTCACATTAGACGAAATCATACCCACAAAGCAAAGAATATTTAAAGAACTTGGACTAGCTGACGTAATTTCGTTCAGTGATGTAGATGCAGTTTTACAGATATTTAACGTTGATAATCCAGAGGAGTCAATTATATTTACATCACAGTTAGCCACTGATGAATCACTAATTAAAAATCCTATACAGAAGGTAGGAGCTGTTCAAACATACATAAGAAGATATCTATATATGTTAGCATTAGACATTATAGAGAGCGACGGTATAGAGGCTGTAACAGGCAAGCCGGTAGATGAGGACGGTAAGGCGTCAAAGTCTACCAAAAAGAAATCTAGTAAACCTGCTACACCAGGAGAAAGAGAAGAGGTTAAGGAAGAGTTGACAGATGCTGATGGAGAATTTACAAAGACGCAAAAGACAGCTATTACAAATGGTCTTAAAAAACTAAGGGCTAAGTATATGGATAAGGATAATGTTGTATTCGATGACGAGTTAGAAAAGAAATATTCTAAGTTCATAAGATCCACAGTTAGGAGAGTCAAGGATGGGCTAACTAAGTCTGAGGCGGATGATTTACTGATAGAAATTGGTGAGAAGGTAGTAGAATAATTATATTCAAAGTTAACGGCAAACCGTTAGAAAGGGTTGAGAAATATGTATTTAAATGTTTTATCGTTTAAAAATGGGAAAACACTAGCATTTAGGACAGATACGCCTTATAGCGTCAATAAGTTAAATGAAACTATAGGAGCTGATAAGTATGGCGACTGGAATCTAGTTACAGATAATTCTACAGGTGAAATTGCAAGTTTCAGAGGTACTGAGGTAGTGACTATATCAACAGTACATATCAAAGATAAGGAAACTACAGTAGTTAAAAACTCAAAAAAGAAAAACAAGAAGTCTTTTAAAGCTAGGATAGTTCAATAGTAAAGAGGAGTGATAGTTATGGAATTTATAGCGAATAACAAAATTAAGGTTGATCCACCGAAAAAACCAAAGAAATTGACAGCGACAAGGTTCGCATCAATTCTGGGATTTAATAATTGGTCTACACCATTTAAAGCGTGGTGTGAGATGACGAGGACATATGAAGAGCCGTTTGAAGATACTATATATACGATAGCAGGTAAAACCATAGAGCCTAAAATATGTAACTATTTGAGAGATAGGTATTTTATGGACATTAAAAGCCCTACAGATGTATATGGTCCAGATTACTTCAAAAAAACATGGGGTGATTTTTTTAAGGATACTGAAGCATTGGGTGGTATGTGGGACTTTATAGGAGATGAGTTTGTGGTAGAAGTTAAGACCACAAAGAGAGTAGAAGATTGGAAGGGTGTGGACGGAAAAATAGAGCCACCAATATATTATAAATTACAGGCGTGTTTGTATGCTTACCTACTAGGTTTTGATGATGTGGTTATGACTTGTAGTTTCCTGGAGGATAAGGATTATACAAATCCAAAAAAGTTTGAGCCTAACATAGATAATACTGTAGTGATAGAATTTAGTCTATCAAAAGAGTATCCGACTTTTAAAGAATCCTACATAGAACCAGCATTGAAGTTTTGGGATGATCATGTGTTAACTGGTATATCGCCAGAGTTTGACGAGAAGAGGGACGCTGACATACTAAAGGTTCTGAGAAAGAATGTTACTGAGGCTAAGGATGAAGACATTCAAAAGCTTATGTTGGAAGCTGACAAGCTTATAACATCTATAAATAAAGCAGAAGACAAATTAAAGGAAAAAAAGGATAGATTAAAAGAGATACAAGCTATAGTAAAAAAATCTATGACTACACAATTTAGGGAGGGTGATACTAAGGTAGAAATAGCTAGTAAAAAATATACTTGGACACTTACAAAATCTAATCGTACATCACTGGATCAGACTAAATTAAAGAAAGAATTACCCGATGTATTTGAGAAATATAAAAAATCATCCGATGTATATACATTAAAAACATCTTCGATTGATTAGGAGGGATATTGATAAATGCTTTTACAATACGAACAATTTATTAAAAATAAAATAGCTGTATCAATTGAATCGGGGTTTGATGTAAATAGAAGTCTATTAAATAAAAAATTATTTGACTATCAGAAAGATATAGTCAGATGGAGCTTAAAAAAAGGCAGGTCAGCTATATTTGCAGATTGTGGCTTAGGTAAGACTTTAATGCAGTTGGAGTTTGCACAGCAGATTATAAATAGAGTGGGTGGTAAAGTATTAATAATAGCACCATTAGCAGTAACAGGACAAACTAAGTTAGAGGGTCAAGAATTTGGATATGATGTAAATATTTGTGAATCTCAAGAAGATGTGATAGACGGGATAAATATAACCAACTATGAAAAGCTGGATAGATTTGTAGGTAATAAATTTGTAGGTGTTGTTTTAGATGAGTCAAGTATACTGAAATCTTTCACAGGAAAGATACGGGATAATATCATAAATATTTTTAGAAATACACCATATAAACTAGCTTGTACAGCTACACCATCTCCCAACGATTACATGGAACTAGGTAATCATAGCGAGTTTTTAGGGGTTATGACGAGGACTGAGATGTTATCGATGTACTTTATTCACGATTCAGGGGAAACATCAAAATGGAGACTAAAAGGACACGCGGAAGATGTTTTTTGGGAATGGATGAGTTCGTGGGCAGTTGTGTTAGATAATCCGAGAAACTTAGGATATGATATTCAAGGGTTTGATTTACCTAAATTAAATATACATCAGATAATAGTTGATGGAGATAGCGTTATAACTGAAAAACAGACGTTAACACAAAGAAGGCAGGCAAGAAAAGACTCGTTAAAACTTAGATGTAAGGCGGCTAGTGAATTGGTTAATGAGTCAGACGAGCAGTGGTTAGTGTGGTGCGATTTAAACGCTGAATCGGAGATGCTACATAAATTGATCAATTCGTCATATGAAATAAAAGGGTCTGATAAAGCTAAGTATAAAACTGAAACAATGATAAAATTTTCAGATGGTAGTATAAAATGCCTTGTTACAAAACCAAAAATAGCTGGCTTTGGTATGAATTGGCAACAGTGCCATAATATGATATTTGTTGGTTTATCAGATAGTTATGAGGCATATTATCAGGCGGTTAGAAGATGCTGGAGGTTTGGTCAAACCCACGAAGTTAATGTTTATATAATAATTTCAGCTAGAGAGGGTGCCGTTAAGGAAAATATAGAAAGAAAAGAAGTTGATGCTGAGAATATGAAAAGACAAATGCTAGCATTGACTAAAGAAATTACTAAGAAAAATTTAGAAAGAACAACTAGGATTATGACAGCTTATGAGCCAAATGTAAGAATGAGATTACCTAACTGGGAGGAAATGAGTTAATGGAACATAAAATATTAAATCAAACTATAAATGAGTTTTATAGTTGTTATCACGGTGATAGTGTAGAAGTACTGAAAGGAATACCTGATAATAGCATCCACTATAGTATATTTAGTCCACCTTTTGCAAGCTTATATACGTATTCAAATAGTGATAGAGATATGGGTAACAGTAAAGATGATAAAGAGTTTTATAATCATTTTAAATATTTAATAGATGAGCTATACAGGGTGATAATGCCCGGTAGATTGGTAAGTTTTCATTGCATGGATATACCTATGATGAAGTCGAGGGACGGTGTGATAGGGTTAAAAGATTTTCCAGGGGAGTTAATCAGATTATTTACAGATGCAGGATTTATATATCATAGTAGAGTAGTCATTTGGAAAGATCCATTAGTAGAGGCGACAAGAACAAAGGCATTAGGTTTGATGCATAAACAATTGTGTAAAGACTCATCTATGTGTAGAAATGGGCTACCAGATTATTTAATAACTATGAGAAAGCCTGGGGAAAATCCTGAAAGAATAACTCATGAAGGTGGACTTGATAGATTTTTTGGAGAGAATGAACCGGAGGGAGTAAAGGGGGATAGACCTAAACCGGATCAAGAATTATATGACAAAAAGCAAAAATATAACATTACGCCGGTATATTCTCATCAAGTTTGGAGAAAATATGCGAGTCCTGTATGGATGGATATAAGACAGTCAAATACACTTAATAAACAGCAGGCTAGGGATGATAAGGATGAGAGGCACATATGTCCGTTACAGTTAGATTTGATAGCTAGGTGTATAGAGTTGTGGTCTAATCCAGATGATATAGTACTAGACCCATTTGCTGGCATAGGTAGCTCAAATTATATGGCTTTGAAAATGAACAGACGTGCTATAGGTATCGAACTAAAAGAATCATATTATAAATTACTAGTAGAAAATTCAGAAAAAGCAATAATTATTTAAAAAAATAGGAGGTAAAGTTATGAAATTTGAAAAGTTTGTAAAGAGAGTAGGAGTACACGGAAAAATAGTAAAGGATGGAGATAGACCGTGGTTGATATGTAATGGTGTTGGTATGTTAGTTCCTGAGGGAGTAAAGCCATTTGGTAATGTAGATGAGCCTACAAGCCTAATGAGGACAATACTAAATGCAGATATAGACGACGATGAATTGATGTTAAGTAGAGCGTCATTACCTTACGCAGATTCTAAACCAGCGGATATAGTCAGAGTATTTAAAACAGATGTTGGTGACGAGATAGGTATAAGCAATGAGAATTTTGGTTTGATAGAAAAAGATGACAGATTGGTATATCTAGAAGTTGAGATATCGGATGATAATATTGAGAAGTTTGTATTGGTTACTGACCGTATGAGCAATACAATAGTAGGATTCATAAATGGAACATTATTAAATTACTAGGAGGAGTAAAGACATGGCAAAAATGAAGTTAGCAGAAAGCACATTTACACTAATACCGGAAGGGATAACAATATTTAAGATTATGGAAGTAGACGAATCTAAATACGAAGATTATGGTAAATTAAAAGTTGTATTACAAACAGCTAGGGGAGAAAAACATACCGAACAGTTTTCTTTCAAGAAGAAAAACGGAGATATCAACGAGGGAGCATTAAAAGCTTGGTCGTACTTTGCTAGGACTTGCCTAAACAATTTCCAGGTTGAAGAGATAGATACACAAGACATTGTAGGTTGCTATATTAAAGCTACAGTAAAGCACGAAACGTATATACGTCAAACAGGCGATAAAGCAGGTGAAGAAGGAACAGCTGTTAGATTAAATGATTATTGTTCAGCTAGTGGATTTGATAAGACTAGTAAAAAAATAGATAATGAAGATATTGAGGAAGAGGATGATGCCGACCTAGATGACCTTGACGAGTTAGACGACTTATAAAATGGGTAAGCCAGAAAAAAAGTTACAAGATAAGGCTATAGCCTATCTAAAAAAACAAAAAATATATTATATTAATCAGTTCGGGGATGGGTTTACTGGTAAAGGTAAACCCGACCTTGTAACTTGTATAAATGGTCGCTTTGTAGCGTTTGAATTAAAGGTCGGTAAAAATGATTTACAGGATGACCAGATTATACATAAACGTAAAATAGAACGATCCGATGGAGTGCACTATGCGCCGTATACGATAGAGGAATTTATAAATATAGTGAAGGAGTTACAAAATGGAAACCAGAGATAGAATAATAAAATTTACTGAAATAATGCCGATTCACACAAGAATAGATAGGCAGATATTAATAGATATGGGATTCTTTACAGCACCAGCAAGTACCAGATTTCATGGAAACTATGAGGGAGGATTATTTGACCATAGCTTAAAAGTAACAGAGATGCTGGTGGAATTGACAGAGAAGTTGAGTCTTGAATGGGAAAGACCAGAAAGCCCTTATATCATAGGAATGTACCATGATATTTGTAAGTGTGATAATTATGAGTGGGATTTTGAACAATTACAATATATTTATAATGATGATCAGATAATGCCAGGTCATGCTGAAAAGTCAATTATTATGCTGCAACATCACCTAAGACTTACAGACGAAGAAGTAGCTTGTATAAGATGGCACATGGGAGCATATGAAACCAAAATGTGGGATTATTATGATAGGGCTATCAAGAAATATCACAATGTATTATTTACACATACAGCCGATATGATTGCTAGTAAAATTATAGGTATTTAAAGGTGACTATATGGACAAGAATAAATTGAATGCGTCGGGGTGTAAAGACATAACAGCATATGAGGCTATTAGAAAAGTAGATAGTGATGCTAGATCAGAGGAAAGACTACAGAAGCTATTAACAGCTATATTTTGTATATGTGAATTGGCAGGTTTTCACGTTGAAGGACGTATAGCATTGAAGGATAAGCGTACAGGTAAAATTTGGAGGTAAGTATGGAAAAAGTAGAAAATATTAAACCAAATTATTATAACAATACTAATATATCACCGTTTGATGTGATAGAGTTAGAGCAGGTTAAGAATCACAAATAAGAGGTGATACAATGCAGTATATCATATTAAATGGTAAAACGCCCACTCACGATTTTAAGAACGGAGAGGGTACGTATACCAAGGAAGAGGCTATGGAGTTTGATAACGTGGCAGTGATGGTACCTAAGGGCTACATTGTGTTAGACTTTGATACTACTAGCGACGCTGAGTTAATGTTAAAAATAATAGACGCATTACAACTCAAAACTAAGGTTATGAAAACCACTAGGGGGATTCACTGCTGGTTTAAAGCATCTGATAAGGACCCTAAAAATTTTATAAAACAGCGACTAGCCATAGGTTTATATTGCGACCGTAAGAGTGGCGGGCGTAATGCATATGTAAAAATAAAGCAAGACGGAAAAGTCAGGGAGTGGATACGTCCTGTCAAGATGAAAGACATTCAAGAGGTACCTAAATGGCTAACGGCTGTATCATCGCCATCAAACAAATTTAACTTTAAAGGTATGGGTGACGGTTCGGGGCGTAATCAAGAACTGTTTGATTACATTGTATATTTACAGGCTAAAGGTTTCAATCGTGATGAAATAAGGGATACTATACCCATTATAAACGACTATATATTTGACGACCCTCTTAGTGAGTTAGAGATTGCGACAATTTGTAGAGATGAGGCTTTTAAACCAGATGAAGAAATTAATGCACAAATCAAAAAAGCCAATTTTAACCACGTGGAAATAGCTGAAGAATTAATAGAAGAGTATACGTTGATTAACTATAATAATTGTATTCATGAGTATAAAGATGGTTGTTATATACCGTGTGAAATGCTAGGTAGATATATTCGCAAAAAAGTATATGCGATTAAAAATAATCAGAGGAACGAAATAGTGGCATACATAAACGATATGGAAAAAATAAACGGGAGGAATTTAAAAGTGTACCCTTATATAATAACTACAAAAAATACTAGGTATAATCTAAAAACTGGTGAGTGCTTACCTTTTGATAAATCGATTATAGATTTTGCACAGATACCAGTGGTATATGACCCATCTGCATACTGTGCTGACTTAGACAAGATGTTAAATAGAGTGTTTCTTGCAGATAGAGAAGTAATCAACCTATTTGAAGAAATGTTGGGTGCCACATTACTTAAACATAATAGATACCAAAAAGCATTTTTATTCTATGGTGGGGGATCTAATGGTAAAAGTACAATACTAGATTTAATAAAAACTTTTTTAGGAGCTAGGAATTTTTCAGCAATAGCACTAGAGAAAGTAACAGATAGATTTAACACTGTAGAATTAGAAAATAAGTTGGCTAATATTGGTGATGATATAGATAACGTGACTATCAAAGATACGGGGACGTTAAAAAAACTGTTTTCAGGAAATTCAATTATGGTTGAGCGTAAGGGAGAAAGACCCTACACAATAGAGCCGTATGCAACTCATATATACAGTTGTAATGCTATTCCTAGGTCGTTTGATAAGTCAGACGGATTTTATAGACGTTGGATTTTGATACCATTCGATGCTAGATTTACGGCAGATGATGAAGATTATGATCCGCTTATAGGTGAAAAAATAACTACCGAAGAAGCATTGAGTTACTTATTGAATTTGGCAATAAGAGGGGTTAAGAGATTAATTACTAAGGGTAAATTTACAGAGCCAGCAAGAGTAAAATCGGCACTTAATAAATATAAAACAGATAATTCCACAGTTTTAACATATATTGAAGACCAAGATTTAACTGAATATTATATGTTGGATAAACCTAAAGATGTTTTGTATAGTGAATTTGTAGATTGGTGTAAATTATCGGGAATAAAGACGAGTAATATAACGGGTAAAAAAGGATTCTATAGAGAAGTTGTTGACAAGTTTGGATTTGAAGAAAAAGCCACTCAGAAGGGTGACGGCAAAAGGTATTTTATAGAAAAACTATAACGGAGGACGTAGATGGCAGATTCTTATAATTGTTGTAGATGGTGTAAAAATTATGATAAAGAGTCAGGTTGTATATATCTCGCCGATAAACTAGGCACCAATCTAGACTTTGTATTTGAAGACGGATATATACACGAGATGTTATTAGAAAGTAACATAAATATGGATGATGTACGATATATTAACGATAGGATCGAAAATATTTTAAGAGGTAGTTTAGAGGCAAAATTAAACGTGAACATAAATAGTTTTTGTTGTAATGAATTTGAATAAGGAGATTAAAAAATGAAAAATAAATTTGTATACATAGCAAGCGACATAATGAGCACAGGTGCTCAACATGAAATATCATTGATAGAGGACGTTCTTGACGATTTGGGATTTGATTATTATTCGGCTAGAAAGAATACCGAGATAAATGATAAATCCAATGTTAGTGTTGAGGAGAATAATAAACTAGCGGAGAAAATAGTAAAGCAAGATACGGATAGAATTAAAAAAGCTGACATAATAATATTCAATATTAAATCCCATGCGTTGGGTACTATTGCAGAGTTAGGGCAAGTGTGGGGTCTCAATAATAATAGTATGGATAAGAAGTGTTTCTTTCTTTATGACGATATAAGGCGTACAGATATACCGGAGAAATCAGATAGAAGGTCTTGGTCAATCAATCAGTATCTATATGGTTTAGTTTTAGCTTTATCGAAAGGTAGAGGATTCTTAAGAGATTTAGATGAGTTAAGAAAAGAGCTTTTAAAAGTATAAACAGAGCGGGAGGAGTAACCATGAGAAATCTAAGTGAAAAAATATCAACAATGCTTTTGTTATTAATAGCTGGAGCAGGTACAATAGCATTTGTGTCTGTAATGATAGCTATAATTAAATCAATATGGGCGTCTTACATTCTATAGATAAAGGAGGAAATAATAGATGTTGGTAATCAAGCGAAATGGTAAAGAGGTAGAATTTAATAATGGCAAAATAAAACAAGCTATATTAAAAGCCAATACCACACTATCAGAGAGTGAAAAACTAAGTGAGTCATACATAGATGGACTAGTAGACATAGTTATAGATAAGTGTAACAAATTTGATAAAATAGGTAGTTCTTTAAATGTAGAAGATATACAAGATGTAGTTGAAGAAGTATTAATGCAATTTAGCACAGCAGAACTGTCGAGAGCTTACGTTAGATATAGATATGACAGGGAAAAGATAAGAGCAACTAATAATATCGATGATGAAGTATTAACTCTTATAGAGTGTGAAAATGAAGATATTATACAAGAAAATAGTAATAAAAATCCTACTATAATATCAACACAGCGTGATTATATGGCTGGTGCTATTAGCAAGGATTTATCGCGTAGAAAGTTTTTATCTAAGGATATAATAGATGCTCATGACACTGGATTAATACATTTTCATGACATGGATTATTTTGCACAACATACTCATAATTGTTGCTTGGTAAATCTCGAGGATATGTTACAAAATGGTACAGTTATATCGGGTACAACGATTGAAAGACCTCATTGTTTTTCAACAGCGTGTAATATAGCTACGCAAATAATTGCCCAAGTTGCAAGCAGTCAGTATGGTGGTCAGAGTATAACATTGGCACATCTAGCACCGTTTGTACAAGAAACGAGGCTAAAATATTTGAGAAAATTTGAGAATGTAAAAAATACAATGTCTCCGGAAGAGTGGTATGGATTTATAGAAGATTTAGTGGACGATGATATACGACGCGGAGTACAGACTATTCAATATCAGGTGGTGACTTTGATGACTACTAATGGTCAGGCTCCATTTGTAACCATATACATGGATATAAACGAGGTTCCACCTGGTCCTCTTAGAGATGATTTAGCTTGTATTATAGCCGAAGTACTAAGGCAAAGGATTAAGGGCGTCAAAAATGAAGTAGGACAGTGGATAGCACCAGCATTTCCAAAACTTATATATTGCTTGGATGAAAATAATGCTTATCCGAGTGGTGAATATTATCATATTACAAAATTAGCTGCTGAATGCACAGCCAAGAGAATGGTTCCTGATTATATATCATCTAAAGTAATGCGAAATCTTAAGGGTGATGTATATACGTGTATGGGGTGTAGGTCGTTTCTTACACCAGATAGGACACCGAAGAATTTGGCTAATGCTAAAAATTACAAGTATGGTAAGAAGTATTATGGAAGATTTAATCAAGGTGTAGTTACAATTAATCTAGTTGACGTAGCGTTAAGTTCAAATAGAGATACTGTCAAATTCTGGGATATACTGGGGGATAGGTTAGAAATATGCTTTAAGGCTCTTATGGCTAGACATAAGAGATTATTAGGTACACCGTCGGACGTAGCACCGATACTATGGCAATATGGGGCACTAGCAAGGCTTGAAAAAGGAGAAACTATAGATAAGTTGCTATATGATGGATACTCTACAATATCGTTAGGGTACGCCGGATTATATGAGTGTACTAAGTACATGACAGGAAAGAGTCACACAGAGGATATTAAAGGTAAGCCATTTGCCATAGCATTAATGAAAACTTTGAATCTAGTTACAGAGCAATGGAGAAAAGCTACCAATATAGATTTTAGCTTGTATGGTACACCATTAGAGTCAACAACTTATAAATTTGCAAAGTGTTTACAAAAACGCCATGGAATAATCGAAGGTATCACAGATAAAAATTACATAACTAATTCATATCATGTGAACGTCAGAGAGGAGATTAACGCATTTGATAAGCTAAGATTAGAGTCAGAGTTTCAGCCATTAAGCCCAGGAGGAGCAATAAGTTATGTTGAGGTCCCTAACATGACAAATAATTTAGAAGCTGTATTAGAAGTGATAAGGTACATATATGAAACCATAATGTACGCAGAAATCAATACAAAATTTGACTATTGCCACAAGTGTGGATTTGAGGGAGAAATTAAAATCATCAAGGATCATCATGGGAAATTGATTTGGCAGTGCCCTAATTGTCGTAACACTGACCAAAAAGAGATGACAGTAACGCGTCGTACTTGTGGGTACTTAGGGTCAAATTTCTGGAATCAAGGGCGTACTCAAGAGATAGACGATAGGGTCTTACACTTATAAAATAAGGAATAAGCTCTATGAATTATAGCAAAATTAACATCACTGACATAGCTAATGGTCCAGGTGTTAGGGTGAGTCTATTTGTATCTGGGTGCCGTAATCGGTGCCCTGGATGCTTTAATCCGGAGACGTGGGACTTTAATCATGGTGAAAAATTCACGTTATCTACTATATCTAATTTATTATCCGCACTAGATAAAAGTTATATATCGGGGTTGACGATACTAGGTGGTGATCCGTTAGAGCCTGAAAATTTGGGAGTAGTTACTCAAATTTGTAAAATTATAAAGACTATAAATTGCGATAAAACAATATGGATTTATACTGGATATACATATGAAAATTTTAAGGATATAGAGTTGCTAAAATATGTAGATGTAGTGGTAGATGGTAAATTTATAGAATCTCAAAAAGATATCTCTTTACAATTTAGAGGCTCAAAAAATCAGAGAATTATAGATATAAAGGCAACAAAATCTACAGGTGATATAGAAATGTGGATAACAAAAACTGATAAAATATAACAAAAACAGGTGTTTAGTTTTTGTTATATAACAAAAATTAAAGGTAGCGTTTTGACTTATGAAAAAAATAAAACAAACATATATAACAAAAAATATAGTTTTTGTTATGATTTTGTTATAGTTTTTGTTATATTTAAAAATGCTATAAGCCTTGTAAATACTACATTATTGTTCTAAATATAACATAATAACATAATATTTACTAACTTAATATAATATTTAATATATATAGTATATATAAGCAAAAATATAGTATAAATAAAAATATATATAGGAGTTGCGTTTTTTTGTGTTATTTTGTTATTTTTGACGGAATTAGATATACTTTATATTTTCGCTAAGAGTGAGGTGATAAACGTGGATGATATCCAAAAAAAAGTTAAAAGTAAAAAAATATTTCTTAAACGTTATCGAAAAAATAATGCTTGTATATTAAGATTAAAAAATAAATTATATGTGACTGAATCACGATTAAAAAATCCAAAATCACCATCATATTCTAGTATGCCAAAAGGTAATCCTATAACAACAGAAGATATCATAGCAGATAAATATGATCTTGAAAACAGGATTGAGAAACTAACTAAAAAGGGCGAGCGTATAAAATGTGAAATAATAAATCAAATAGATATGATAGATGATCCTAGATATTGCGAGATATTGGAATCATATTTTATAGATTGCCTAGATATGGATACTATAGCTGATGAAATGGGATATGGTAAAAGACACGTGTATAAATTGTATTCAGAAGCTATAACAAGACTTGTAATATATGACAGTAAAATGCCAGTAAATTGATACTAATTAGCCATTAACAAAACTTATAAATTGAGATAGAATGATATTGTGGACGATTGGGAAAGTTGTTCACTATAAACAAACATCACCCAACAAATTATAATCAACGTGAAGGACCTGTATATATGGGTCCTTTTATCGTTGGTTATAGATTTAGTGGAAAATATGGATTGGAGGGATTGATGTGTTATTAAAGTCATGTGCCAGGTGTGGAGCTTTAATTCAATATGGGGGTACCTATTGCAGGGTATGTAGTGATGTGGTAGCCAAGGAGAATGAGCTAAGACGACAAGAGTCAGTTAAGCGAAGTAATAGAAAGTATAATAAAACGCGAGAACCAAAGTATACTAAGTTCTATAATTCTAAGGACTGGCGTGTGCTATCTCAATCTTATATGCAGGATAAAGGATACAAGTGTGAAGTCTGTGGACAGATAGCAACGGAAGTTCATCATATTAAACCTATTCAAACGGACGATGGTTGGAACAGACGACTTGATTATGATAACCTTGAATTGTTATGTAAACAATGTCACAACGATAAGCATGATAGATTTAAACGCCGTAAAAGACATTTTAAGAGAGATTGACACATTGCACAATAAAAGTATCGGTGATTATGTTCGAACGTGCTATAAGTCGCGATATGAACATCTAAGATGGTAGGGGGTGGTATAAATTCTATAGAGGTTTCTAGGGGATAACGGTACAGGGGGGGACAGCGTGGCAAAAAGTCCCTTTTTTTATTTATGACACTAATAGTAAGGGGGTGAGAATATGGGAAGAAATAAACAGCCGATTGAATTAGTTATAGCTAAGGGAAATAAACACCTTACCAAAGATGAAATCAAATTCAGACGTGACTCTGAAATAAAACCAATTACAGATGGAATTGAGGCACCTAGTTATTTAACAAAAAAGCAAAAGGAGCAGTTTGACAAACTAGCTGAGAAGTTAGGTAAATTAAAAATTATGGGCGAAACCGATATCGACGCACTCGCTAGATATATTATATCCAATGATTTTTATTTGAACGTAGTTAAGCAGCTTAGAAAAAAAGAAGTAATGAATGATGCCGATAAAAGCTGGAAGTGGTCGGCCATGATGGATAGGTATTTCAAACAGTGTCGAACAAGTGCTAGCGATTTAGGATTAACCATATCAAGTCGCTGTAAGCTGGTAGTTCCAGAAATCAACAAAGAAGCACCGAAAGAAAATAAATTTAAAAAGTTTGAAAAGACATCTGGTACTTAATGAGCAGTGCAGTTTTGAATGACCGTGTTACTCGATATGCACGAGACGTTGTTTCTGGAAAAGTTCCAAGCGGTGAACTTCACAGGCTAGCCTGTAAGCGACATCTAAATAACCTGGATAATCAGAGAACGGATAAGTTCCCATATTACTATAACCCAGCTAAGGCAAATGAAATAATCGACTTCGCAGAGACCCTAACCATTGCAGAAGGTGAAGAACCAAAACCTCTTAAACTACTGGATTCACAGGCGTTTGATTTAGGATGTACATTTGGTTGGTTTAAGTGTAGTAATGATAAGAGGCGGTTTAGAAGACGTTATAAATCAATGGCAAGACAGAATGGTAAGACTTTTGAGAATGGTATTATTGGAACCTATATAGCAGGATTCGGTGGTTATCATTATGGTAAATTATTTACAGTGGCTACGAAGAAAAGGCAGGCTAGATTAGCTTGGGAGGAAATGAGTAAGTTCATTACAATCGATGATGACTTGGGCGACTATTTCGAGGTCAAGGATTATAAGTCAACCGTTGTAGCGGTAAATACAAATTGTACCATTGAAGCATTGAGTCGTGAGGCAGGTTTGGAAGATGGTTTTAGAAGTATATATTCATCCATTGATGAAATCCACCAGCACCGAGATAACAAGATATACAAGGCTCTGTATAATGGTACTAGGTCACTACCCGAAACATTAGTATCCATGATTACGACCAGGGGTGATAATTTAAATTCGTTTTGCAAAGAAATGGATGATTATTGTATTAATATATTGCGTGGAACAGCAACAGCAGAGGATTTTTTCGTAGATATTTATTGTTTAGATCCTGATGATGATATATGGGACCCTAATAATTGGTCTAAAGCTAATCCATTTATCAGTGCAGACCCTGAACGATTTGAGACTCTTAAAATCGACGCTCAGACAGCTAAGGATATGGGCGGGAGTGACTTAAGAGACTTTATTACCAAGTGTCTTAATATGTGGGTACAAAATGCCGATATTCAATTCATTCACGCTGGCAAGTGGTCAGAATGTGCAGGAGATAGGACCCTTGAAGATTTTAGGGGTCAATCGTGTTTCGTTGGCCTCGACCTATCGAGTGGCGGGGACTTAACAACTTACGCATTAGAGTTTGCAGAACCGACCCAGGATGGCAAGGAGAAGTATTATATATACTCACATTCATTCATGCCTAGAGGACGATTAGAAGAACATATTGCAACAGACCTAGCACCATATGATATATGGGAGCAGATGGAGTTAATCACCGTTACAGGTGGATTGAATGACTTTAAAAACGACTATAAGTTTATTATTAGAGACCTTAAACGAGTTCAAGAAGAGTATGATTTGACTTTTTTAGGTATAGGAATAGACCCTCATAATGCAGACGGCATCTTATCCGATTTGGAAGGATTTGGGTGTCCAGTGGTATTAATAACTCAATCGTGTAAGAGTCTAAATGATGCAACAGTGGATATACAACTATTAGTTAAAAGTGGAGATATAGAATATAACAAGAATGACGAGCTTTTGAGCTGGTCTTTTTTAAATGCCACTATTGTTAGAAACTCATTTGACGAGGTAAAAGTCGATAAGAAACCAGGGGCTAGATGTGCACGTATTGACCCAGTCGATGCTATAGTAGATGCCCACGCTTGCAGACTTAAAAACAAGCAAGAAGTTATTGTCGATATACCTAGTGAAATGGATAATTATCTCGAAATGATGGGTTGGAAAACAAAATAAGCGTGAATAATAAACGCAGAAAGGAGGACTCATATATTTTGAATTTACTAAAAAAAACATTTCTAAAATTAGGAATCAGAAATAAAAACGCCAGGCGTACTAATGAGTTAAATCAACTTTACAAGTTCTTGGGAATTGATAATGGTGCAAATAAAGATACACTTAGCGAGGCGACATATTTTTCATGTTTAAAAGTGCTATCAGAATCAGTCGGTAAGTTGCCACTTAAAATACTGAAACACACTGATAAAAACGGTGTATTTACAGTACGTGACCATGCTTTATATACAGTTTTACACGATAGACCTAATCCATATATGACAGCTTCGACATTCTGGTCAACTGTGGAGTTTAATCGCAATCACTACGGCAACGCCTACGTTTGGATACAAGGTGCAGGAGACAATCTAAGCCTTTGGATTTTACCGAGTACAGATGTTCAAGTTTGGTATGATGATGGTAAAATTCTATCTGCTCAACCGGATGTATACTATATTTACACTGGTGGAGGTAAGACTTTTAAATTTGGCTCAGAAGAAATATTACATTTCAGAACAAGCAACACATTCGATGGTTTGATGGGAGTACCAATTCAAGACCAGCTAAAAACAACTCTTACAGGTGCAGTTAAGTCGCAGAAATTGCTTGAAAAGATGTACGAATCTGGATTTACAGCTAAGGCGGTATTACAGTACACAGGTAATTTAAATGACGAGAACGTCAAGGCATTTGTAAAGGGTATTGAGTCGTATAGTAAGGGTGAGCTATCAGAAGAAGGGATAGAAAATATTATACCTATTCCGTTAGGGTCACAGCTAACACCACTTAATGTAAAACTCGCAGATAATCAATTTATCGAAGTGAAACAATACACAGCCTTACAAATTGCTAGTGCATTTGGAATTAAACCATATCAAATAGGTGACTATACAAAGTCATCATATGCCAGCACTGAGATACAGCAGTTGAGTTTTTATGTCGATACTTTACTTTACATAATTAAACAGTATGAGGAAGAAATAACGTATAAGTTACTATCACATGAAGAAATAGAGAGTGGATTATACGTCAAATTTAATGTTAATGTAATCTTAAGAGCAGATTTATCTACTCAAATTGATACGCTTTCTAAAGGTGTAGCAGGCTTTATATATACGCCTAACGAGGCTAGGGCAATGCTAGACTTGGAGAGTAAACCAGGTGGGGATAAACTACTTGGAAATGGTGCGAGTATACCGGTTGAACTTGCTGGTACTCAATATATTAAGACGGATACGAGTGAGGGTGAAGACCCTAAGAAGGACGCAAAAAAAGAAGGAGAGGAGGAAGACAATGGATAAGGAAAAGTTAAATTTCAATGATCCGGATGCTATACCAGGAGTCATTACTAAGGTGTCAAGTATATCGCCATTAGAGATTACAGATGACGACTTGAAGAAGATTAACAAATATACTCTTACTAAGTTAACGGCCGAGGAAGTCTTTATATTCAAGGTAACTATGGCGGATAATGAGCAGGATGACAGAAACAACATGCCTTTTAACTTGAAGGCTCTACAGGATTTGAAAAAATTATATCCCGGTAAGACTATGTTAAAAGACCACAAGCGTAACGCAGATAATCAGATAGGTAGAGTCTACGACACCGAGTTAGTGCAAAATCCTAATAAAACTACAGATTTAGGAGAATTACACACAGAGTTAGTAGCTAAGATATACATGGTAGTCACTGAATCAAACAAAGACTTGATAGCTGAGATTAAAGGTGGTATTAAGAAAGAAGTATCAACATCGACAGTAGCTAACAAGATGATTTGTAGCATATGCGGATGTGACAATATGAAAGACTATTGTAGGCATTGGCCTGGAAGAGAATACGAATATGTAGACCTAGAGGGCAAGACCAGTAAAAAAAGGTGCAATATGCTACTAGATGGAGCAAAAGACGCTTTTGAAGTATCTTTTGTAGCAGTTCCAGCACAGCCAAGAGCTGGTACAACTAAGAGCGTAGGATTTACAAAGCCAGTTAAAGAATCAACAGGAGAATCGACAGAGGAAAATAAAAATACTAATGAAGATACTAATGTTTCTAAGAGATTAGAAAGGGCAGTATCTTTTTTAAATGCAAATTTTAAGGAGGAGATTTAACATGAATAAGAAAATGAGAGAGCTTTTAAATGCAATTAACGAAAAAACAATACAGGCTAAATTCTTTATGGGAGAAGAAAATAAGGATTTAGATAAAGCCAGTGCATTACTTGATGAGGTCGACGCATTGAAGAAGGAATATGACGCAGAAGAAAGGTTATTTAATTTATCTAAGAATGATAATACACCGAACGAAGAAGAGATGAAGACAGCTAAGACAGAAAAGATTGAAAAATCAGCGATTGAAAAATTCGCAGAGGATGCTAGAAATGGTTTCATTGTGAAAGCTGGGAAGTTAGCAGAAGGAGTTCCAGCGGACGGTGGCTATATAGTTCCGGAAGATATACAGACTAAAATAAACGAATATAAGACAGCTAAGGCCTCACTACTTGACATTGTCACAGTTGAAAAAGTTACAACAAATAAAGGTCAGAGAACTTTTAAAAAGAGAGCACAGCAGACAGGATTCACTAAAGTTGGTGAAGGTGGAAAAATAACAGCTAAATCAACACCTCAGTTTGAAAGACTAAGCTACGAAATCGAAAAGTACGCAGGATATCTACCAGTTACTAATGAATTGTTGGCGGATAGCGACCAGAATGTAGCTAACACTATAATTGAATGGTTGGGTGATGAGTCAAGAGTAACAGCTAATAAGTTGATACTAGAAGAAGTTAAGAAGAAGGAAGAGACAGACCTTAAGAACTTGGATGGTATTAAGAAGGCTCTAAACGTAACACTTGGTCAGGCATTTAAACCAACGGCTAGGATAATCACTAATGATGACGGTCTACAGTACCTAGATACCCTTAAGGACTCAACTAATAGATATCTATTAGCACCGATGCCAGGAGATACAATGAAGATGGGATTACAGGTAGGAGCTAACACTATTCCTGTTGAGGTTATACCTAATGCAGATATGCCAACTGACAAAAAGAAGATACCATTTCTTGTCGGAGATCTAGAAGAGGGTATCGTTTACTGGGATAGACAGCTTATATCTATTAATATCTCGACAACAGCTGTAATAGGGGATTTAAATGCTTTTGAAGAAGACCTAACATTATACAGAGCAATCGAGAGAGAAGATGTTACTTTAAGGGATAAGGATGCCTTTGTAAGAGGATTCATTACATCAGCAGAGTAATAATATGTTGTTTGGAGGTACCTTATAGGGCCTCCAACAGCTTATATAAGGAGTTGAAAAGATGATAGATATAACAATCGATGAAGCTTGTAATTATATAGGAATTGATTATATGGACAGTACAATCGAGGATAACTTACATCGAGCTATTAAAACAGCCGATGCTATTTTAAAAGGCTCAATAGGTGAGAAGTATCCAGTTGACGATCCTAGAGCTAAGGAGTTAGGGCTTATAATTATCAATGACTTATATGAGAACAGAAATGCTGAATCAAATACTATTAAAGGAACAACTAGACGACTGGTTGATGATATGAGTCTACAATTACGAATGGAACTAAGGAGGCGTAAACGTGAATAAAATTTACGACAAACCTATAATCATACAAAAAGTTGATGAAGAAACAGAGAGATGGAGGTCGATATATACCTTACACGCACACATCAATAAATCTAAAAAAGGTGACGAATTCCTAAGTGCAGGAGCCATTCAATCTAAGCAGACATTAACTTTTGATATTAGATATTTTAAGAATATAGAAGATATATCTTTAAATACACAGCTTTATAGAGTACTTTACAACGGCCATATATACGATATATCAGATTATGACGACTTTATGTTTAAGCATAAAAATGTCAGACTACTAGGAGTTGCCCAATAATGACAAATTTTATAATAAATCCTAGTGAACTGGTTGATACAATGGAAAAAGTATTGAATGACTATAATAAAAAAGTAGTAGGTAACGCTGTAAAGAAAGAAACTAAAAAGGCAATGAAAGAACTGGTACGAGTGACAAAGGCAACTGCACCAGTGGGAAAGCGTAAAAAGCATTACAAAGATAATATCAAATCCAAAAAATATTTGGATAAAGATAGTGCGGTAGGATTATCTTACGGAGAAGTATGGTATGTTGATGGTCCTGATTACAGGTTAACACACCTTTTAGAGCATGGTCACCAGTTGAGAAATGGTAAAAGGTCAAGAGCTTTTAATTTCGTTAAAAAAGCATACACTGATGTTGAAAATAAGTATGTGAAAGCTCTTAAGGAGGCGATAGAACATGGTCGATAAGATATTAAAATCGGCAGGTTTTGCAAAAAATAAAACGTACAAAGAGACTAGATTTATAAAGCCACCTACGAGTACATACGTGGTTTATCACGATAATTACGATAGACAAGGGGCAGATGATGTTCCGGTTTTAAAGTATCACGTGGTTACGTTTGAATTATACGAACCTACAATAGACAGTGAAGTTATAGAAAAGTTGGAAAAAACATTAGATGATTCTTACCAATATATGGTTGACGGGTGGAAGAAAGAAGAACGCTATTGGATAGACAGCGAAAATATATACCAAACAATATATACATTTGAGTATTACGATAAGAGAGGAGAATAATATGGCTGAAAATGTTGACAAGATTAGATTAGGATCAGGTACATTATATTGCACAGAATTTACGGGTGATGTGATACCTGACAACGCTACAATTTGTACAGAAAATAATAGACTGGGAAGGATACAGGGAGGTGCAACTCTCGAATATAAACCTTCGTTCTACGAGGTTAAAGATGACCTTGGTTTTATAAGTAAAACAATACTTACAGAAGAAGAGGTTACTCTTAAGTCGGGAGTTCTTACATGGAACGGCAAGACATTGGGGAAACTTTGTAGTACTGCAAGAGTTACAGAGGATAAGAGTAAGAAATTAAGGACTGTAAAGATAGGTGGTATAGGAAATATTGATGGCAAGAGGTATGTTATTTGTTTCCATCATCAAGATAAAATTGACGGTGATATATGGGTCACAATTGTTGGTAAAAATCAGAACGGCTTTAGTATGGCTTTTGTAAAAGATAAGGAAACGGTTATAGATGCTGAATTTAAGGCACTACCAGGAGATAAGCAAGGGACATTAGTCACATTTGTAGAAGAAATGGAAAAATCATAAATATAGGTAATAGGCGGGTACATTGTTACCCGCTTTTTTAAAAAAATGGAGGATTAAATAAAGATGGCATTAAATTTTAATAGTTTAAAAAAATCAAGTTTAGAAATTATATTAAATGATAAAAGAAATACAAAATTAAACATATATACACCTAGTAAGAAGCTACTTACCGAAATTGTTAACGTATCTAGGACCTTAACCGATATAGAAAATGGCGAGTCAGACATTGAAGATATTAACACTTTGTATGAAATATGTGCTAAGGTTATGAGTAGAAATAAACAAAATATACATATAACTGGCGAAAAATTAGAAAGTATATTTGACATGGAAGATTTAGTTATATTTTTACAAGCTTATATTGAATTTGTTAGTGAAATACAAGACTCAAAAAACTTAAAATCCCGTACTATCCGTTAGAAGATAGTGCGGGACATAACTACAGAATAGAAACATGGGATGACCATCTTGTAAGTGAATACACAGGTTTGAACATGGTAGAAGTTCAAGAATTAAGCATAGTTGACTATCTAATATATAGACGTGATGCGTTTATATATTCTATGAATCAGAGTGAGAAAGGAAGAGAATATCTTGATAATGCTTTTAGACTTGAACAAACAACGCCGGATAGGAACGCATTAAGTTCACACTTTAAGAAAGGAGCGAGCTAATGGCTGGACAACTTAAAGGTATCACAATACAAATCGGAGGTGATACTACAAAATTAAGTAAGGCGTTGGGTGATGTTAATAGTAAAACTAAAACATTACAGAGCGAGTTAAAGGGTGTAAACTCACTCTTAAGGTTAGACTCTGGTAATGTTACGTTATTGAAACAAAAACAAGACTTATTGACTAAGTCAATTGGTCAAACTAAAGAAAAGCTAGACACGTTAAAAACAGCTATGAAGCAAATTGATAGTGGAGAAACTAAGGCTACTGAAGAACAATATAGAGATTTACAACGAGAGATAGTTAATACTGAGCAGAAACTAAAAGGGTTAGTTGAAGAACAGAAAAATTTTGGCTCTGTTGGTTATCAAAAAGTGGCTGCATTTGGAGAAAAGTTGAAAGGTGTAGGTAGCAAGGTTCAAGATGTAGGACGTGAATTTTCTAAGTTATCAACTGTTACCGGTGCTGTTCTTACGGGTTCAGCTAAATTAGCATCAGACTTTCAAGATGGGGTAGCTAAGGTTGGAACTGTAGCAGATACATCCAAGGTATCGTTGGAAAAATTAAGTAAAGATATGTTACAACTTTCAACTGATACAGGGCGTAGTGCGACTGAGATTACAGAAGCTACTTATCAGGCGATATCTGCATCAGTGGATACCGCTAGTGCTGTCGACTTCGTAGGTACAGCCACAAAGCTGGCTAAAGCTGGTTTCTTGGAAACATCAGATGCTGTTGACGTACTAACGACAATAATTAATGCATATGGTCTAGAGGCCAAGGACGCCCAAGATGTTGCGGACAAACTTATTCAGACACAGAATGACGGTAAGACAACAGTTAATGAATTATCGTCAAGTATGGGTAAAGTAATTCCTATTGCGAGTGCCTATAACGTTAATATAGATAACTTATCGGCCGCATATGCGAACCTTACTAAAAACGGTATAGCTACTCGAGAATCAGGTACTTATTTAAAATCTATGCTTAATGAACTTGGAAAAAATGGTTCTGAGGTCTCAAATGTGTTAAAAGAAAAAACAGGTAAGAGCTTTGGGGAACTGATGGCTAGCGGTAAATCACTGGGTGACGTACTTGGTATATTGATGGAATCAGTTAACAATGATACTACAGCATTTGCTAACTTGTGGGGTTCTACAGAAGCTGGAACAGGTGCACTGACTTTAGCGAGCAAGGGAACTAAAGAATTCAATGATGAGCTTGCTAAAATGGGAAATTCAACAGGTAATACAGTTAAGGCACTGGAAACACTAGATACACCAAGTGCAAAAGCTAAAAAAGCCTTTAACGCATTGAAGAATACAGGTATATCACTGGGTGAGACACTTTTAACTTCGTTAGGACCACTGCTGAAAGATTTAGCTGAAAAGCTACAAGGCTTAGCTAAATGGTTTGGCGAATTAGATCCTCACACGCAAAAAGTTATAATAGGCATTTTAGCAATTGTAACAGCCATTGGTCCTTTACTTATGGGAATTGGTAATATGCTAGTGTTGGTAGGTAATTTAGTGACATTATGGCCAGCCATAATGAATGGACTTAGTGCAGTCGGAGGAGCATTTGGTTCTTTATTCTCTCTATTATTGACAAATCCATTTGTCCTAATCGTGGGATTAATAGTAGGTATAGGAGTTGCAATATATAAGCTATATCAGAATTGCGATGGGTTCAGAAATGCTGTCGATGCAGTATTCAAATGGATAAGCGAGATACCAGCTAAGATAGGTAAGTTCTTCACTGAGATGGGTGAAAAATTCACCAAATGGGGAGCGGATATGTTAGAGTCCGGTAAGAAAATTGGTAAGACAATTATCGACGCTCTAATATTTATATTTGTCGAATTGCCTATAAAATTTTGGACTGCGATAGCTGGATCAATATTAAAGTTTGGTCAATGGGGCTCCAAGATGCTAGAAAGCGGAATGAATAGTGCTAAGAGAATTGTGTCCAGTATTATTGGAATATTATCCAAAATACCTAGTAATGTTTGGAATGCAATCAAGGGTGCTATAAGCAATTTAGGACGCTGGGGTAGCGATATGATTAATATTGCGGGTCGTAAGATGAGAGAAGTCGCAAATGCTATTGTAGGAGCTGTAAAAAGTATACCTGGTAAGATGCTAAGTATCGGTCGAGATATAATTCATGGTATTGCTAACGGTATAGGTAATGCAGTGGATTATTTATACGGCACGATAGAAGATGCACTAGGTGGACTGGTTGATAGGGCTAAAGAAGCACTGGGAATATTCTCACCATCAAGGGTAATGGCTAATCAAGTAGGACAGTATATTCCAGCTGGTATAGGTGTAGGTATATCTGATAATATCGATGATGCCTTAGACCCTATGGACGCACTGGTAGGAGATTTAGTTGGAGCAGGTCAAAATGGCTTGACGTTAGACCGTAAATTAACAGCTACATTTGATAACCAATCACCAGTAGGAAGTATTACACTATCCGATGTTATTAAGTCTATCGAGTTAGCTTGTGACAAGGTGGTCAAGGCTTGTAATAAAGATTTATATATCGACAAACAAACGTTGATAGGTGAAACGATAGATGAAATCGACGCACAATTAGGGCACAGATATAATCTAAGAACTAGGGGGGTATAAGATGTGAGACAATTAAAAATTGGTGAATATAGAACATATGACACTTGGGGCTTGGTCTTAAATCATAAAGAAATATCACCACCTGAGATTAAGGAGTATACGATTGAAATACCAGGGCATAACGGTAGTTTAGATCTCATCGAGTCCATGGGTGGGATTAGATATAGTGATAGAGAAGTTAAATTTACACTTATGGGGGTAAATGGGACATACGAAGATAGAATTAAAAAATACCATTATATTGTATCGTATCTACATGGTCAAATTCGTGAAGTTGAAGAACCAGATAGACCTAATGAGGTTTTACGTGGAAGATGGTCAGTAAGCGAGCCAACTATGGTAGATGGTACGATATTTGCGTTTAATATAAGTTGTAAAAAAACATATCCTTACTATTTGAGCGTTGATACAAAAAAATCAACTCATAATTTATCGGGTAGTAAAGAACATAGTATACGTATTAAGTATGACGGTCGTGTACCCGTTTGCCCTTTGGTTAAGTTCACTGGGGTAGGAACGATAAACGCCACTGGTGATTTAGTTAAGTATAATCTTACATCCACTGATACACAGTATGGACACATCAAATTAGACCCTGGTTATAACGACTTTATTATTTATGGTGAAGGTGTAGCGACCTTTACCTACAGAAATGAATCTATATAAGAAGAGAGGGGGAGTAATGTGTATAAAATATATTGTGACAATGAGTTAATATTTGACTTGTCGGGTGATACAACTCTAGTATCACCTGTTCTAAAACTCCAGGATAATAACGCTGGTACTATTGAATTTTCAATACTACCGGACCATTTCATATATAACAAAATAAGAAAAATGAAATCGGAGATAAAAGTTACGTCGGGTGAAAAAACTATATTTGCAAGTAGGCCGATTGATGAAACTATAGATTTCAAAAACTGTAAAAAAGTGATGTGTGAAGGAGCATTGGCATACTTAAATGATAGTATTCAAAGACCAGCTGAATATCATAATTTGACGATTAGATCCTATCTTGAAACACTGATTAACTACCACAATCAACAGGTGTCAGACCCTAGATTACAATTCAAAATAGGCATGGTTACTGTTCACGATGACAATGACAGCATATACAAATATACCAACTGGGAAACAACATTACAGGTCATTAAGACAGATTTGGTAGATAAATACGGAGGACATCTAAGGGTTAGGTTTGAGGGAGATACCAAGTACTTAGACTACTTAAAAGACTATCCTAGAACTAATAAACAGGTGATAGAATTTGGTACGAATTTACTCGACTTTACTAAAAATATAGATGCTACACAGATTGTAACAGCTGTAATTCCACTGGGTGCAAGATTAGAAGAAAGTAGTATAAAAAAGCTAGAAGAGAGATTGACTATAAAGTCGGTCAATAACAATCTTGATTATGTCGCAAGCAAATCAGCAGTAGATACATACGGTTGGATTTTTAAAACTGTAACTTGGGATAATGTGCATAAACCAATAATACTAAAGAATAAAGGTGAGGAGTACTTAAAAAGTATTCAGTTCGAGAATGTCATTTTGAAAGTGAAAGCCATAGATTTACATATGGTTAATGTCGACATTGAACAAATAGAGTTGCTCGATGAAGTAAGAGTTATATCTAAACCTAATGGACTTGACAAGGTGTTTCCAGTTAGCGAACTAGTAATCGATATGATGAATCCACAAGCCAATACTATAACGCTGGGTCAGAATGGTATACAAGCCATGAGTGGGTCAGCTGTTTCATCGAACAATGAAATTATGAAAAAAATAGATAGTATACCACCCGTTGATGATGCTATAAACGAAGCTGTTAAAAATGCCACTGAAATGATTAACAACGCCTTGAATGGTCATGTAGTAAAACGCAAGGATGAATTGTTAATAATGGATACAGCCGATATGAAAACAGCTAAAAAAGTATGGCGTTGGAATCTCAATGGACTAGCTTATAGCAATAACGGATATATTGGTCCGTACGAAACTGCAATAACTATGGATGGTTCTATAGTGGCTAATAGGATAACAACAGGAATTTTAAAAGGTGGCTTTGTTAAGTTTGACTTAACACGAGGCACTTTTTTAATTGGACGAAATGACCAAGATTTTTTACTTAAGTTTGACGGTGAAAAGTTGCAATTTGGTAATGGAACACTTAGCAAAGATGCACTTGAAAAAGAGTTACTAGATGCTTTAAAAGGTAAGGATGGCAAAGACGGTAAAAGCTTTAGATATAATTTAATATCGTGCTCAGATTTTAGCAGCAAAAAATGCGTATCAAATAAAGATTTTAGCACAGAGAAAAAATATAATGTTTGGGTTCCCGATTCCGGAGATGCATCGAATGTGGTAATAGATGAAAAATCAAAAACACTGACATTAAATGGTAGACCCGAACTAAATCAACACATAATGCTTGAATCCAACAAAAAGTATTATCTCAAAATTAGAGCGAAGGGTAAATTTACTATTTATAGGATGGATTACGAAACAGAAAACTCATTCAGTTCTTACAAGAATTTAATAAGCTTTGATGACGACGATTTTAAAACAAAGATATTTTCATTTACAACTACTTCAAATGTTGACCACTATTCGTTTCAAATTGATTGCAACAATCCAAAGTCGGCTGTTATAGATCATATTATAATATCAGACACTCAATTGACGGAATACGACGAGTGGTTTCCATCTCGTGAGGATTTAATTGGGGCTGCTGGAAAGGATGGCAAAGATGGTAAAAGCTTTGTACCCAATCTAATAGAATATGGGGATTTTACAAGGCAAGAGGGATTTAATAAACAGCATAACGGTCGTTTTACGGATACAGAAGAACCAATTTATAACACATGGTTGATTGAGGATGTGTCGAAAAGTAAAGTTGTTGGAACCGATGAAAAGTATTTTGAAATAACTGCCTTCGGCACTCCCGCTAAATATATCACAAAAAAAATTAATAAACAGAAAAAATATTATTTTAAATTCACTGCTAAAGGGCATTGCGATGTTTTTGTTTACCTCAAGCACCCAAATGCTGTCAGTACAACTATTCCTCTAAAAATGACTAATAAACTTGATGCGAAATCTGACGATTGGAAAACATTTAAGGGGGACTTTACTGTAACGTATACACCAGATTACACAAGTATTTCACTCTTTAATTATAGTGACTCTATCCCATTTTGTATCAAAAATCTTATAATATCAGAAGAGCCGATATCTGATGACACTGATTGGGTGCCTGCAACCGGCAAGGATATGCTAGGCCCTAAAGGTGACAGGGGAGCGCCTGGTAAAGATGGTACACTTGCCGAACTTCCGGAATCGCTAAAACAGTGGAGTAATAACGCTACAGAAATATCAGGGAAATATGTATATACTCCTGAACTTTTCGTTGGCGAAAGTTCGGTAACATCAAGCAGTAAAACCGGTGTGTATGTAGGCAAAAACGTAAGGGTAAATTTCAACGGCTATTGGACGAATCTCAGTGGGTTAATTGGGTTAAATGAGGGTAAGGTATATTGGATGTTCACAACAGATGGGCGATTTGTATTAGGTCATAAGTTTGGTGAACGAATAGAGCTTGGTGCAGATGGCAGGGCGATAATACCTACTATAAAATCAAATATGATTGAAACCGGAGCAATCAACACGGATATACTTACTCCTGGAACAAATGAAAGAATTGTTTTAGAGAGGGGTTATACGGCCGGCTCAAATAACTGCAAACAGATTGACACCAACTATGACGGGGTTAGACTAAAAGCCGATGCGGATACGTATATTAATGTTAGAAAATCAAATCGAATTGATTTTTATACTGACGGATTCGCAGCTGCGATTTACAAAGATTCGTGGTATGAAACGCACCCAGCCGGTTCAACGTCTAATTCTGGAACATACAGATTAGAGGCATCAAACGCACTGATAACCGCCGGGTGGGTTAAAACAGTTGCTATGTCTCCGTTATCAGATATTAGCTTAAAAGAAAATGTTAAATATTTAGATTCAGATTTTGTTTTTCGTGAAAATAAAAAACATGAGATTGAACACTTAAATGTTGACGATATCATGAATTTTGTAAAAAATGCTAGAATAGCGACATATGATTATAAAGATTTTGGAATTGATAGCATTTCAGTTGTTGCACAAAATTTATTAAAGTTTGAAAAAGTTGAAAAATATCTTGTAAATAAATATGGCGGTAAATATGGCGTTAATATTTATTCTTATATGTCAATGCTTCACGTTGCTTTACAAGAAGAAATCAAAAGAAATGACAATATTGAATCTGAAATAAATCTACTTAAAGATGAAAATGTGAAGCTTAATAAAAAAATAGATGATTTAGAAAAAAAGTTATCAAAAGCATTGAAATTACTAGAAAAATAGACGCTCTAAAATCGATTTTAAGCGTTTTAAGGTACTAGATATCAATGCTTTTCTTATATTCGAATATAGAAAGGGTGTGTTTAAAATGAATAAAGCAATGGAATTTTTAAAGGTTGGTGCTGCTGGGTGCGGTGGTTTAACTGGATTTCTGTTCGGTGGTTGGGATAAAACCTTTCAGGTGCTATTAATATTTATAATAGTTGATTATGCAAGTGGAATGTTATCGGCCGCATATAACAATAAATTAAACTCAAAAGTTGGATTTAGAGGAATTGCCAAGAAAATAATAATATTTTTAATGGTAGCATTAGCTGTACAACTTGACAGATTAGTAGGTATAGACAATCAAGTGATTAGAATGGCAACGTGTTTTTTTTATATAGCTAACGAAGGTCTTAGTATATTAGAAAATGGTGGTAAATTAGGAGTTAAATATCCATCAATTTTGGCTAAAACGCTGGAACAGTTGAGGGATAAAAATGAATAGGGAAATAATGGGGGTAGCGATTTGCTACCTCCTTGCTTTTATTTTAATGCTGAAAGGATGTGATAGAAAATGACAGAACAAGAACTATTTATTGAAAAAGTCAAAGATGGTGCAATTGCTGGGTGGTATGAGGGGAAAATTTTACCCTCTGTGACTATTGCTCAGGCTTGCTTAGAAAGCGGTTGGGGTAAATCCGAGTTAGCCACGAAAGCCAATAACCTATTTGGAATTAAAGCAAAAGATGACTGGAAAGGTGAAAGATACACAGTTAAAACTGCTGAATATGATGATTCAGGTAAGAAATATTATATCGATGCAGCTTTCAGGAAGTACCGTACTTGGCAAGAATCTCTTGTTGATCATGCTAAATTTTTTCACGAGGGTTGGCGAGAAGAAAATTATAAAGGAACCATCGGCGAAACTGACTATAAGAAAGCTTGTAAGGGATTGATATCAGGTAAGTATCCATATGCGACCGCAAGGGAGAGATATGTTAATCAGTTAGTAGGATTGATTGAGATGTATAAGCTAGATAAATATGATACAGTGGCTAAGAATAAAGAAAGCGAGGTAAAAAACATGGTAGCATTTAAGTATAAGCAGATAAGTAACCACAGGCAGATAGGTGGGTCAAGACCAAAGAGCAACATTAAGTTTATTGTAATTCACTATACAGGAAATACAGGTGAAAGGGCAAATGCAATGGCTCACTATAGATATCTTCAAAATGCAACACGTTACGGCTCAGCTCATTATTTCGTGGATGACCACGAAATTATTCAAGTAATTGGAGATAGTCAAGTAGCTTGGGCTGTAGGCGATAATCAAGGACGTGGTACAGCTTTAAATGGCTGCACGAATCAGAATTCAATAAGCGTTGAAATGTGTGTTAATTCTGATGGCGATTTCAGTAAGACACTATTTAATACTATAGAGTTAACTAAAGAGCTGTTAAGGTTGTACCCGCAAGCTAGAGTGTGCAGACATTATGATGTATCCAGAAAATCTTGTCCGGGTATGATGGCTGGATCAAATAACGCAAAATGGAACAGCTTCCTAGAAGAGATTAAAAAACCTAGAAGATTGATACTAGACTTATCTGAAGACAGTGTAGCTAAGGAAGTGAAAGGAGAGAGTAAACCAGTGGCAAATAAAAAGAAGTGTGTAATGTATTACAAAGACGGCAATGAGCTTACAGCTAAATTCATAGCTCAACAATTAAATGTTCCTTGCTTTAAAGACAACAACAAAGATTTACCAAACGAACAACACAAAGATTGGGATATTGTCTATATTGGCGATTTAGGTAAAGAAAGAGCAGATACAGCCAAAGAAGCTTGTAAGCAGTTTCTCGGATGGAAGATATAAATAGTAAAGGGTGGCTAAATGCCACCCTTATTTTTTTTACAAATTTGCAGAAAAAAAAGAGTAGGCGTTTGCCTACTCTTCTATAACTTCAAAGTCGCTTTCCATTTCGATAAGTTTCATTTTGTACGTATCGAAATCCATAGGATCTTCATCTTCCGGAGTATTTTCTAAATACTCCGGATATAATTCTTTTGCTTCTTTTTCAATTAGCTCAATATATTCAGTTTCATCTAAAAGTGTGTCTGTATTCCTATTATAGTATTTCATTATTTTTCCTCCTTTCATTATTTTTTTCTAATTACAATTTTTTTGTTTTCTCTATCAAATAATAGACGTATATCTCTATCATCGATTGATATACCAAGTGCATCAATCCACGGTATAGGTAAGGCTATGCGTGTGGTTCTATAGCCTTGACCATTTTTAGAAAATTGTACTTTAGCTAATCGTTCTTCGTTTTGCATAATTCTTTTTTCTCCTTTTTTAATTTTTTAATGATTCTCTTTTTTAGTAAAAGCTGTATAGATAAAACAACTATACAAATAAGTATCGCTAATATTACATACTTGAACATAATTATTTTATGTGATAAAATTTAAGTATAGAACCGGAGAAGGGTTATTCCCTTCTCTTCAAGTTCTTTATTTCTAGCTTTAGCTTTTTTATTTCTAGCTTAGACTTTTGATTTAGGAGAACCAGTTGTCTAATTGTTAGAACTGAGATTGTTAAAGCTATTATTTTTTCCATCACATTTCCTCCTTTCTATATTTATATTATACCATTAATCGGGGCGACTGTCAATGGTAAAATAAATTTAATTTTACATTAATCCCCGGGGGACAAATAAGGGACAACTTTTATTTATATAATATACCCTATTGGACACTAGCGACATTATAACACTTGATAAATCAACAAAAAAAACTTTAATATACCATTATGGTGTTATATATTGTATAATATAGTTATACA